TGACGGTGGCAAGCAAATCGGCGGTGTGCAGTTGCTTGTTTCAACTTCACCCAATTCCGGCACTGTTGGCGGTATCAATCGCGCTGACTGGGCTTTCTGGCGTAATCAAAAGTTCGCCGCTGTTGCGGATGGTGGGGCGGCTGCTAGCTCTGCGAATATCCAGAGCTACATGAACCGTCTTTATCTGAATACCTCTCGTGGTTCGGATAAGATCGACCTCGTTATTGCTGACAACAACTTCTATCGGCTCTATCTGGAAAGCCTCCAAGCCATCCAGCGTATTCAGGGCAGTGCTGACCTTGCCACAGCGGGTTATGATGCATTGAAGTACATGGGCGCAGACGTTGTCTTTGATGGCGGTTACGGCGGCAACGCTCCTGCAAATCAAATGTATTTCCTCAACACGAAATACATGTTCCTTCGCCCGCATTCCGAGCGGAATTTTAAGCCCATTGGTGGTGACCGTGTTCCCGTCAATCAAGACGCCACGATCAAAATCATGGGTTGGGCTGGAAACATGACGATGAACAACGCCTTCTTGCAGGGCGTTCTTACCGCTTAATTATCAAAAACAGAAAGGAATACGCAAATGGCATGGGCCACTGCGGGAACTCGTGCGGGCCTTAGCGTCCCCGGTTCCGTTAACACTACTCAGGTTGTTCCTGTTGGAACTATCGAGAAGTTTTACAACCCTCTTTATGGCGAAGGGCAGTTTATCTATCTGCCCGGGGTTGCCTCTACGGCGGCGGGCGATGTGGTTGAGTATACCACGGGCAATGGTGCAACTTCCGTTGGTGCAACGGTTCGTTGGGCTGGTACGGCTGGTTCTGGTAAGCCACTTGCCGTTGCTACCGCTGCCACTGTTGCTAATACTTGGGGTTGGTATCAAGTATCTGGCCTTGCGGTTGTAAGTATCTCTGGCACTGTTGCTGCTGGCGATAAGGCGTTCTGGCAAGCCACGGGCGTTGTCTCCACGACACAGGTAAATGGCAAGCAAGTACTCGGCGCTGTTGCCGTGTCTGCTAACGCTGTCCCTGCTGCTGGCAAGGCCACTTACCAAATTGCCTATCCGACCGCACAAGGTCAAATCGTTTAAGCATGAATTGAGCGGCGGGGTTTCGATCCCGCCGCTTTTGCTTGCAAAAACCCAAATCAACGAGGTTTCTATGACTAAAGTCAAAACTGAAGAAGGCGTGATTGTTGAATTTAAGATGGAGCCGGTAGAGATTCCGTATGAGTCCGAACGACAAAACCGCCCGATTTTTGAGGACCGCGAATTTATCACCATCATCATTCCCGGAGATAACAACAGCGAAGTTGTGCGCGAGGTGACTAAGAACGACCGCGAACGCTTTGCCCGCGAATATGAGGCATGGAAAAAGAATGAAGCTGTTGCCAGTTCCGGCACGCCGCTTGAAGAGCTTACATGGCTTTCGCCTTCAAAAGTGCGAGAATTAAAAGCGGTCAATGTTTACACGCTTGAGGATTTGGCAGGGCTTTCCGATACCATTATTCAAAAGCTTGGAACGGGCGGGCGCTCTTTTGTGGACAAGGCCAAGGCGCATTTGAGGGCGGCGGAAGGCGGTGCGGTTGCATCTGAATTGCAGCAACAGTTGCGCGATGCAAAGGCTGACAATGAACGTCTCAAAGAACAGATGACCGAATTGAATGCGCGCTTTGAAGAGTTGGCCAAAGCGAAGCCCAAGGCGGCCTAAGGAATAACCAGTTATGATGACGCTTTTGGAAATGGTGCAAGACGTGTGTCGGGAGCTTACTCTCCCCGTACCTTCGTCAATTGTAGGGTCAACTGACCCTTCAACAGCACAAATGCGGGCTCTTTTCCAACGTGAAGGCGATATGCTCCGGGCGCATCATGACTGGACATTTCTTACCACTCCTTGGACAATCATAGTGGCGGATCAATATGGGGATGCAACGCCTTTCCCGGCTGATTATTTGAAGGTGCTGGAAAACAGTGTCTTTTACCGTGTTAGCACACGCTCGCCTTTGAATGGGCCTATCTCGCCTGAAGAATGGCAAAACTTGCGCGTTTATGGTGTTCCGTACCTCTTGGGCGCGTGGCGATTGTTTGATGGTGCGTTGAATATTTTTGGCATTCCATCCGGGGAGACAGTGACAGGCGAATATATGTCTCGCAACTGGATTATGCGGGCGGATGGCACCACGACTTCCGCCAAATGGGTTTCTGATACTGACACGCCGCGCTTTGATGATGTTCTAATGCGCTTAGGCGTGAAATGGCGCTGGAAGGCCGCGCAAGGATTCAACTACGCTCAAGAAGAAATGGATTATAGGGCAATACTTTCTAGCTTTGCCGCAAATGATAGGGGCTTGCGCCTTGTGCCAACTGCCCGCGTAAGTCGTGATGATGGCTTGCCGGAAGCCTCATGGCCCGGACAGGTGGTTATAAGTGGCTAGGATGGCGCGTGGGCCCGCGCGTGGGCCTGTATATCGCAGTACATCAATGCCAGCCCCTGTAAACGGTTGGAGTTCTCAATACTCGCAAGCTGAGGCTGGAAAGCTTACTGCCCTTGTGCTGGACAATTGGTTTCCGGAATCTGACGCGATCCGGTCTAGGCGCGGTTGTGTATCGCAGGTGACAGGAATTGCGGGCGGCATTGGTAGCCTTCTCGTTTATAATAGCGCATCCGGTGGACGGAGACTTTTTGCCGCCACCCAAGCTAACATTTATGATGTAACTAGTACGGGTGCTGCTGGTGCGGCAGTTCTTTCTTCACTATCAAGCAGCCGTTGGTCTCAAGAAATGTTTTCAACTTCCGGAGGGCAGTTTCTTGTCGCGTGCAATGGCAGCGATGGCGTTAGAACTTATGATGGTTCCGTTTGGGTTGATCGCACGCCTTCCATAACTGGCACAAGCGGCGCGGCTGCGAATTTTGACCATGTATGCGCTCACAAGGGGCGCTTGTGGTTTGTGGAAAAGAACAGCACCAACCTTTGGTATCTTGATACGTTTGCCGTGCAAGGGGCGGCTAACCCGTTCCCAGTTGGCGCGTTTTTGAAGCTTGGCGGCAAAATTGTCTCTTGTGCCACATGGTCTAGCAATCAAGGCTATGCACTTGATGATCGGCTTGTCGTTATCACCGATCAAGGCGAATGCCTGATTTACACTGGATCTGATCCAAGCGGTGCGGGCGATTGGGAGCTTTCGCTTCGATTTGTCACCTCTCCGCCGCTTGGCAATAGGTGCTTTTTTACGGTCGGCGCTGATTTGCTTGTATTGACTGAGGCCGGGTTATTTCCGCTTTCTCAGATTGTGGAAGTTGACCAAGCCGCGCTTGCAACAAAAGGCTTCACAACGCCTATCCGCCGCGCATTTACCGATGCTGTGAAGGCTTACGGCTCAAGTGCGGGTTGGGAAATTACTTCGCTTCCAGTGGCTTCTATGGCGCTCGTTAACGTGCCGGGTTTAGGGCAGTTTGCTTTGAATACCCTAACAGGCAAGTGGGGCCGCTTTACGGGCTGGAATGCATCATGCTGGGCCTATTTCGATGGTGGTATTTATTATGGCACCACGGGGGGCAATGTGTTCCGAGCGGAATACGGGCCTAACGACAATGGTGATCCGATTCCATTAACGGTGGTTCCGGCATTTACACCGCTTGGCGAGCAAGGCCGCTTGAAGTTTGTTAAAATGATACGGCCTATTTTGAAAGCGGATGTTTTGCCGCCATATTCGATGGGCGTAGCAGTAAACTACAAAGAGCCCACTTTATTTCCAAATACTGAAAGCTACAGTGCCGAGGGTTGGTTGCATTGGGATATTTCGACTTGGGATGGGCCGGACGTTTGGAAGTCTGTTGAAATTGATTTGCAGTGGCAAAACACTGGCAATGTAGGAACGGTTATAAGCCCGGCTTTTGCGGTTAATCTTGATGCGGGCGGTTCCGGCAATGATTTTGATTATCGGCTAATTGCCTTTGATATTTTGTATGAGATTGGCGAGGTTGTTTGAGCTTGTAGGAGATAGAAGCGCGCAAGTTGGTGCTTGGGCAAAACAGAATTACGGCGCTGATTTTGGAACCGTTTTTACGGCCATTGGGGTTTTGAGGGATGGCGAGATTGTAGGCGCTGCAATACTAAATGATTACGCTAATGGGAATATCGAGTTCTCGTATTTTGGACCCGGTTCCGCTTCATTGCGGATTATCCGGGCCGTTGCTCACACGGCATTTGTCATCAATGGATGCGACCGGGTGAGTGCCACCACGCTAGAGACAAACGACCGCGCAATTGAGGCGCTTGTAAAGCTAGGGTTTCGCCATGAAGGCACGCGACGAATGCCGGAAGGCAAGCCGAATTGGTTGTTGTTTGGCATCCTACGAAATGAATGCAGGTTTCTGAAATGAATGAACAATTAAAACTTGGCATTATTGCAACAGCAAAGTCGCTTGGGATTGACCCGGCTGATTTGGCTACAGCTATATCTTACGAAACGGCGGGTACTTTTGACCCTATGAAATCCGGACCTACTACGCAATGGGGGCAACACAAGGGCCTTATTCAGTTTGGCCAGCCGCAAGCCAAGAAATACGGTGTTGATTGGAATAATCCTATTGGCTCACAGCTTGGGCCAGATGGTGCTGTTGCTAAGTACCTCCGAGACACTGGCGTAAAACCGGGGATGGGGATGCTTGATATTTATTCGGCCATCAATGCGGGTGGTGTTGGACGCTATGGCGCAAGTGACGCCAACAATGGCGGTGCGCCCGGCACTGTGGCTGATAAGGTAGCTAATCAAATGGCGGGGC